ATAGATAATTATCCATATGAAAGTGAGATCGCAGATAATTGGATTAATTCATTACATCCAAATCTTAATTGGCCCAATGAATATACTGAAGAAGGCGAAGCCCTTTAGAATTAGTATTCTGAAAAACTAATTAAAAATGGTGTATTAAAATTAAATGATAATGATGAAGTTGCGGAAGTTGCTTTTATTGGACCCAACGACATGAAACTTGCTCAAACATTAATTAAGGCCGGTCCAGAACATCGTAAATTTTTGCGCCAAATCTTTGTTTCTGTTGATATTACAGCCCCGTTATTTTGGTGGAAGTAGATGGATACCTACAAAGTTGCAACAGTCGCTAATAGTACATCAACAATGCATAAACTCACAAACAAACCTATTACTCTTGATTGCTTTGAAACCGATGATATAAATTCTGATTTAATTTATTATAGTATTCCAGAATATGCAGGTGGACCAGCAGAAAATGATATTAATATGTTTTCTGAACTTTTAATTGAACAGCTTGAGTTTCTTCGTCAAAAATATCTTGAAACAAAAGATAAAAGATATTGGAAAGAACTTGTGCGGTGGCTGCCTGAAAGTTGGCTTCAGACGAGAACTTGGACAGCTAATTATGAAACCATCCGCGCCATTTGTTCTCCTGGACAAAGACGTAATCATAAATTAAATGAGTGGAGCGGGCAAGATGACCCATCTAAAATAAATTTTATTAAATGGGCACGTGAGCTTCCTTATGCTCAATATTTAATTTTTGATGATGAAAATATTCCTTTTCAAATTGAAAAATAAAAAATAAAATGTTATAATATAATTATAAGATAAAAATTATATTATAAATAAAAAGGAAAAAATCGCAAATGACTAAGAAAGAAACTTTTATTAAATTTATTGAGGTTGCAATTAAAATTGCTGAAGATGAGATAACTTATATGAATGATATAAGTGAAAAATATAATATTACAACAAATGATTATGATATTGCGATGGAGTTTTGGAAAGATTTTAAAGACGGAAAAGTAAAAGATTCAGGAGCAGCAATAACAGAAAATGGCAAAAAGTTGCTTTCTTGGATGCAAGAGAATACAGATGCAATGTCTAATGTTTTTACATCTAAGGAGGCGGCGGAGGCTCTTTTTACTAGCGGCCGCTCCATTGCTGGTTCAATGAGAAAACTAGTAGCAGATGGTTATGTTGAAAAAACAGGAAAAGACCCTGTTAAATATTCTCTTACTGAAGCTGGTAAGAGTTATCAACTTGAAAATTAAAAAAATTTTTGATATAATATAAATACAGAAATAAAGTTGATTTAATAAGGAGAAAATAATTTAATGAAAGCAAATGCAAAATTTATTAACACAGAAAAGATTGAAGGATATGTTTATAGCACAGGTAGTAATTTTAATCAGCTTTCTGAAAGAGTAACTGGAGAAAATTCAAAGAATCCTGGTACAAAATATATTGCAGGTGATCTTGATATTGCAACAGACGAGAATGGACTGAATGTTATTACGATTCATTATTCTTATGTAACACCTACATACGCAAAGAGCGGTCAGACTAATAATACATATATCGCACTTAAAAAGATTATTGATAATCCTGATAAAACTTGGATTAATGGCGGAAAGGATAATGCTTTTAAGGTTCAGTGTACTGGAACTGCTATTAATCTGAATGATTTTATTGCAGCAGATGGTTCTAAGGTAGCAGCACCAAGAAATGAAAATGGTTTTTGTTCTATTGTAGCTGAACTTGGACCAGAAGCAGAAAGAAATACTTTCTCAGCTGATATGCTGATTACAAAAGTAACTCATGTTGATGCAGATCCCGAAAAGAATATTGCAGAAGATTTCACAACAGTTAGTGGAGCAATTTTTGGTTTTGGTCCAGTTTATCTTCCTGTATCTTTCGTAGTGCGTAATGAAATGGGAATGAATTATTTTGAGGGACTAGATGCATCTCCTTCCAATCCTATTTTTACAAAGGTTTGGGGACGTATTAATTGTATGACAATTAAAACGGAAAGAAAAGAGGAGTCTGCATTTGGAGAAGCTGCTGTTCAGACTTATGAAAAGAAGAGTCGTGAATATGTAATTACTGGTACTGCAAAAGTGCCTTATGATTTTGGTGATGAAGAGACTCTTACTGCGGCAGATGTAAATAAGATGATTCAGGACCGTCAGGTAAAGCTTGCGGAAATTGAAAAAAGATTTAATGAACGTCAGGCTTCCACAAAAGCAACCAATGGAGTAAATTTTGACGCTACTGCAACAACAAAGACTGTTCAGAGTTCAATTCCTAGTGGTGAATTTAAATTTTAATAAAGGGAGAAAACACTTCTCCCTTTATATAAAGAAAGGATATTATAACTATGGCAGATATTAATATTTTTAACATTTAGCCGCATCAAGTGAGTAGAAATCTCCGCGGATACTCAATTTTCTTCTACGGAGAGCCCAAGTCTGGTAAGACAACAACAGCATCAAAGTTTGAGAATAATCTTCTTTTAGCTTTTGAAAAAGGTTATAATGCTATTCCTGGCGTAATGGCACAGCCTATTAATAACTGGGCAGAATTTAGAAAAGTTCTCCGCCAACTAAAAGATCCAAAAGCAAAAGAAAAATTTTATACTATTACTATTGATACTTGTGATATTGCTTATGACTATTGCACTAAATATATTTGTGATAATGCTCTTCGTTCAGATGGCGGATATGGTGTCGATAGTATCAGTGATATTCCTTTTGGTAAAGGATATGGACTTGTATCGAAAGAATTTGATGAATGTCTTAGATCTATTGTTATGATGGATTACGGTCTTATCCTTATTTCTCATGCAACAGATAAGGTTTTTAAAGATGAAGCTGGTGCAGAATATAATAAGATTGTTCCAACTCTTGATAAAAGAGCAAATAATATTGTTGCTAGAATGGCAGATATTATTGGATATTCCAGAATTGTTACAGATAAAGATGGTAATAATATAACTAAACTTTTTATGCGTGGAACTCCAAGATATGAAGCTGGTTCTAGATTTAAATATACACCAGACTATATTGATTTTTCTTATGATAATCTTGTTAAAGCAATTTCTGATGCAATTGATAAACAAGCTCAAGAAGATGGACAAGAATATTTTACAGATAAAAAGAACAATCTTTATACAGATACAACGAAAGACCTTAATTTTGATGAATTATTTAAAAATTGTAATGATTTAATTAATAATATGATTAATAATAATTCTGAAGAAGTCTTTAGAGAATTCTATCAACCTCGTATCATTCAGATTACTGATAGATACTTAGGTAAAGGTCAAAAGATGAGCCAATGTTCAAGAGAACAGGTTGAGGCATTGTCTTTGATTTATGATGATCTCCTCTTACTTTCCAAAGAGACTCCATCAGAATGATTATATATTTTTTTAAGAAACTTGTCAAAGATTTTTTTCTTTGACAAGTTTTCTTTTTTTTGTTATAATATAAATAGAAAAAATTTTTAAAGGAGATTGTATGGCTCATCATTATGTAAAATGTTTATATTGCGGTGAACAATTTGATAGAGATATTGAACCAACAAAACAAGTCTCCGCTCGTAGATATGCTCATGTAAAATGTTGGGAAAATCATGTAGCTAATATGTCTCAAGAGGAAAGAGATATTGAAGCTTTTTATGATTATGTAAAAAATTTATTTGGAGAAGATTATAATTATATATTAACCAAAAAGCTTGCTGAAAGATATGTAAAAGAAAATAATTATACATATAGTGGAATGTTAAAAACTCTTAAATGGTATTATGAAAAAGAGGGAAATTCTTTAGACAAAAGTAACGGAAGTATAGGTATTATTCCATATATATATAAACAAGCATTAAATTATTATTATGCTTTATATCAAGCGCAATTAGTTAATAAAGAAAAAAATATTTCAAATTTTGTATTACCAAAAGAAAAAATAATAAGTATTGAATCTCCACGAGTATATGTGCGGCCGCCGCATATGTGGCTGGAAGAGGAGGATAAATGAAAATTTTAATTGAAATACCTAAAGAATTTGAAAACCATTTTAAAAAAGATGCCTTTGAAGATAGTTTACATAGATTAAGTGCAGACGCTCATCTTCTTGCTGGTAATTATGAACAAGAAACTTTAATAATGTTAATAAAAGCATTTAAAAATGCAAAAATTATGGGTGAAGAATAATGGGATCAAAATATGTAGATATATCTGCATGTATGCAAGTAATTGGAGATGTTTTTATTAATCCTTCTCTTTTGGACTTAGAAGATAAATATAAATTTAATGAGCAAGACTTCCCGCAAGAATTTCATAGAATTTTATTTGGTTCTATTTATAATCTTCATCAACTTGGAGCAAAACAAATTTCTATTGAAGATATAGAAAAATATTTAGAGCAAAGACCAAAAAAATATGCTATATATAAAGTAAATAAAGGTTCTGAATATTTAGAAAATATTAAAGAAATGTGCCAACTTGCGGCATTTGATTATTATTATAATCGTATGAAAAAGATGACACTTTTAAGAATGTATAATAAAAGTGTTGGTATGGATTTATCGTGGTTATACGATCCTGATAATGTATTAGATGCAAAAAAGAAAGAGGTACAAGAGTCATGGTTTGATAATACCCCAATTAATGAAATTGCAAACACTATTAATGATAAAATTGATGAAATAAAATCAAAATATGTTGATAACTCAGAAGATGGAGTTATTCAAGCCGGAGATGGAGCATTAGCACTTCTTGAAAGATTAAAAACAAATCCCGAAATTGGTTATCCTCTTTATGGGAGATTAGTTAATGCAGTTCATCGAGGAGCAAGACTAAAAAAGTTTTATTTGCGGTCGGCCGCCACTGGCGTTGGAAAAACTCGTTCTATGATTGCGGATGCCTGTGCTATTGCTTGTAATAAAATTTATAATCTTGAAACTAAACAATGGGAAGATAATGGAACTCGCGAACCTACTCAATTTATTACAACAGAGCAGGAAGAAGATGAAATTCAAACAATGATGATTGCTTTCTTATCTGGTGTAAATGAAGATCATATTCTTGAAAATACATATACTGAAGGCGAGTGGGAGCGAGTAAATGAAGCTGCCGCAATTCTTTCAAAAAGTCCTTTATATATTAAAAAGCTTCCAGACTTTTCATTGCAAGATATTGAAAATACAATTAAATTTGGTATCCGTCAATATGATGTGAGATATGTTTTTATGGATTATATTCATTCAAGTATGAAAATCCTTAGTGAAATTAGTTCAAAAGCTGGAGTAAAAGGATTGCGAGAAGATAATATTCTTTTTATGATTAGTGTAAGAATTAAGGATTTATGTAATCAATATGGTGTATTCGTTATGTCTGCAACTCAGTTAAATAGTAAGAAAAAGTAATTGCTAATAAAATCTTATCCTAGAACTCACTAGGGGTAATTATCTAAAAATTTTTGGACAAAATTAGATAATTGCTAACGGGGAATTCTAAAGTATATTGTAAGGAGAATACCAAAATTCTGAATATACTATGAAAATCCCGTGTGATGCAATCCATTTTGGTTTCTTCTTGTTAATAAAAAATAAAAAGGAGAAATAAAAATGATTGGAATTTATTTAATAACAAATAAGGTAAATAATAAAGTTTATATAGGGCAAAGCAATAATATAGATAGAAGAATTAAATAGCATATTCGATCGGGTCAACCAGAAAAATATGCATTAAAAAATATAAGAGATAGTAAAACTCCAATTCACTTAGCTATGCAAAAATATTCAATTTAGAATTTTAGTTTTACTATTTTAGAAGAATGTAAAGAACAAGAGTTAAATGAAAAAGAAAAATATTGGATTCAACTTTATAAAAGTAATAATCCAAAATTTGGTTATAATTTAACAGAAGGTGGGCAAGAGTCTGTTGGACTAAAAGGGGAACATCATAGCCAAGCTAAATTAACTCAAAAAGAAGTTGATTAGATTAAAAATTTATTAAAATATAGTAATAAAAATTTAAATGAAATTTTAAAATTATATCCTTTTATTTCTAAATCAACTTTATCAATGATTAATCAAGGAAAAACTTGGCATGATACTTCTGAAAAATATCCATTAAGAGTTTTATAGACGGCTCACAAGGGAAGTTCAAATGGCAGAGCAAAATTTACAGAATAGTAGGTAATGGAAATTAGAACTAAATATTCTAATGGAAGTAAACCAAAAGATTTATTTTTAGAATATAATCACATTGCTTCTGAATCTGCAATTTCTTCTATTTTATATGGAAAAACATATAAACATTTACCGATATGGAATAATACCAAGAAAAAATGGATTGAGCCATGTATCGACTATCCCCAAAGTCTGAAATAAGCTGGGGAGTAGGGGTGCTATAAAATGAGATGCACCTGCATTTTAGGAAACGAAGTGCATGAAAACCGAAACAGATTTATAGCCATTCGTTATTAATGGCGATTAAGAGATAGTCAGTTTTATATAGAAATATATAAAAGAAAACGGATTATGTTTCTGCTCAACAGTATGACCAGAATCTACTTCGCGGGGCAAAAGCTATTGCAGATAAAATTGACTGTGGTATGATTATGCTTCAAGTCAGCCAAGATGACAGAGAATCATTAAAAAATATTGTTAATTCTATGGGTATTGAAATGCCTGATATAAAAATTTCGGTTTATAAAAATAGGCGCGGTCGATATAAAGATATTTTACTTTGGTGTAAATCTAATAGAGGTATTTGTAGAATTGATCCAATATTTGTTACTAATTATAATTATGAATTAATGGATATAGAAGATTTAAAAATTCATGTAACACCTAAAATAGAAAGTAGTGCTTTTTGAGGTATTTTAGTATGGGAGCTTTATTAAAATTATAGGGAGAGAGATTTGGACGATTAACTGTTTTATTTCGTAGTCCAAATAAAGGACATAGAACAGTTTGGCATTGTAAATGTGATTGTGGGAATGAAGTTGACGTACTTACAGATCATTTACGAAGTGGTCATACTCAGAGTTGCGGTTGTTTGCAGAAAGAAAGGACTTCAAAAGCTAGAAGTTCTGATTTATTAAATTAGCGATTTGGAAAATTAAAAGTAATTGAAAAAACAAATGAAAGATTAAATGGATTTATTCTATGGAAATGTCAATGTGACTGTGGCAATATTATAAAGGTTAGAACTCCAGACTTAACTTCAAAACATACTCAAAGTTGTGGATGTGTCTTATCAAAAGGAGAATAGAAAATTAGTCAATTATTACGAGAAAATAATATATTATTTGAAACACAAAAAAGTTTTAAAGATTGTCGATTTTCAGATAGTAATTATATGGCTTATTTTGACTTCTATTTACCAAAATATAATTGTTTAATTGAATATGATGGGAGTCAACATTTTAAATATAGAGATAGTGGTTGGAATACAAAATAGAATTTTTTAAAAACAAAAAAGCACGATCTTTAGAAAAATAAATATTGTTGGAATAATAATTTAAATCTTATTCGAATACCATATACTTATTTTGATAATCTAAAAATTGAAGATTTATTGCCAACATCAAGTAATTTTGTCTGTAAGGAGAATTAATATGATTGAAGTCATAACCACTTGTCAAGGTAATCCAAAAGTTGAATATAAAGGATGTAATTTTTTTAAGGCTATATATATTTGGATAAAAGAGTGGTATATATATCATAAATATCATACAATGAATTTTTGTTTAAAATTTAGAATAAGATAATAGAGAGGAAAAATAATGATTATTTGTGGTTTTCCTGGGGTCGGAAAATCTACTTTAGCAAAATTTTCTAATTGGGTAGATTTAGAAAGCACTCCATTTGAGAAAGATTGGATTCGTTATGCAAAAGTAGCAAAACATATGAGTGATAATGGATATAATGTTATGGTATCTACTCATCCTCAGTTATTAGAACAATTTGAACAAATGGAAGTAAAATATACTGTTATAGTCCCTCCTTTTTCTGATCTTTCTATTTATAAAGATAGATATATTAAAAGAGGAAATGATATTAATTTCACTAGTTTAATTGGAATGAATTGGGATCAATGGATTGGAGATATTATAACAAAATCTTCAGTTAATAAAACTGTTGTAATACTTCCAAAAGATGGTTGTTTACAGGCTTATATTGAAGAATATAGAGGTAATAAAAGCATTTAAAAAGATAAAAAAAAAAAATCTTGGACAAATTTAATTAATTTATTATTAGTAATTTTAATATATTATGACACAGAAGGAAAAGAAATAAATTTTATTAAAATTTAGTTTGTGTCAGATAGGGGACAATATATGAATAGTGGTATTTATAAAATTACTAATTTAAAAAATAATAAAATTTATATTGGACGTGCAGTGGATTTAAAAAATAGAAAATGGCGGCACTGGTGTTTCTTACATCCAAATCAATATAAATAGAGTAGCTTAAAAACAGAAGTAAACATGGAAATTCATCAAGATATGATGAAAAGTCAAAATGATTCTGATTTTAATTTTGAAATAATTGAATATTGTTCTGAAAATTTATTAGATGAAAGAGAACAATATTATATAAAAAAATTTAATAGTATGGCCCCCAATGGATATAATCATACTCTTGGAGGGCAAACCTATCCGCATTTAAAAGGTGAACAAAGACCAAATCATAAAATTACTTAGCAAGAAGCAAAAATAATACGAGAAGAATTAAAAAAAGGTAAATCTGTTAAAGAAATACAATTAATTATTCCACAAGCAACAATGGGAATGATTAGTGCAATAAATACAGGTCGAACTTGGCACGATGATAAAGAAATATATCCATTAAGTAAATTAAATGGAGTTAAAAAATTTACTGATAATCAAGTTAAATAGATTCGTGAATTAAGAAAATCTGGTATATCAACAATTGATTTAGCTACAAAATATAATACAACAACAAGTCAAATTTCATCTTTAACGACTGGAAAAATAAGAAAAGATGTGGATGGAGATTTAACTAAACAATTTAAATTTTCAAAAGAATAGGTTATAAAATATAGAACTCAATATAAAAGCAGTAAATTAACTATGAAAGATATTTGGAAAAATAGTGATGTAGTTAACAAAATCTCTTATGATGCTTTTTGTGATATGTTAAAAGGAAAAACCTATAAAGAATATCCTATCTATAATAAAAATGATTATAATCCACAAAATAAAAAAATGCAATCTGAAAGATATGAACAAATTTATAAATTATATTTAACTGGAAATTTTACAAAAAAAGAAATCGCAAATCAAATTGGATGTTCAGAAAGAACGGTTTATAGAGCAATAGAAAGTTATGTATAAATATGACAAAGAAGAATTAAAAAAAGAGCTGACTTTAGAACAGGTTTATGACTTATTAACAGAATTGGGGGCAGAACCAATCCTTAAAGATAATTGTATTATTAGTAAAACGATATGTCATAATAGTGATTTAGCTAATGCAAGCCATAAACTTTACTATTATCCCAATACACATCTATTTCATTGTTACACAGGATGCGGAGATGCTTCATTTGATATATATGATTTAGTATTAAGAGTAAATAAAACTGCTGGTATCCAAAATTTTTCCTTACCTCGTGCTATTGCTTTTGTCGCTAAATATTTTGGATATACAGCAGAAACTTTTGATTTTGAAGATAATCAAGAAGTAAATGAAGATTGGCAAATTATTAATAATTTTAAAAGAAATAAAGAAAAAAATCAACCTCAAATTGTAAAATTAAAAACTTATGATAATAAAATATTAAGATATTTACCTCATCCGCATATTATTCCTTGGGAAAAAGAAAATATTTCTTTTGATGTTATGAAATCAAGAGGTATTTGCTATGACCCAATCAATGAAGGAATTGTTATTCCTCATTATGATATAAATGGAAATCTTATAGGTATTAGAGAAAGAACTTTAATTAAAGAGAATGAAATATATGGTAAATATCGTCCTGCTATAATTAATGGTAAAATGTATAATCATCCATTAGGCTTTTCGCTCTATAACCTTAATAATAGCAAAAAAGCGATTTCTCAATTTAAAAAAGCAATAGTGTTTGAGGGTGAGAAATCAACGTTATTATACGCGTCTTATTTTGGAGAAGAATCTGATATTAGTGTAGCGTGTTGTGGCAGTAATTTAATTAATTATCAAGTTAAATTACTCTTATCTCTTGGGGTAAAAGAAATTATTATAGCTTTTGATAAACAGTTTCAAGAAATTGGTGATAATGAGTGGCAAAAATGGGTTATTAAATTAAAAACTTTATATAATAAATATGGTAATTATGTAAATATTAGTTATATGTTTGATAAAGATAATTTACTTGAATATAAATCAAGTCCGATAGATGAAGGAAAAGATAAGTTTGTATATTTATTTAAAAATAGAATTACTGTAGAATAAAAAGAGTTGACTTGACAACTCTTTCTTTTTTTGTTATAATATAATAGAGAAATATTTTAAAAAGGAGAAAATTATGAATATTTTAAAAATTGATTATGATAAACTTTATTCAGAATTTTGGTATCAAACTTATTATAAAGGTAATAAAATAATTTTTTTAATGTCGCAAGAAACTTTAAATTTTATTAAAAGTCAAATGTTTGATCTATATTTTACTTCAAGTAAAAATAAAAAACAAAAGTTATTTAATTGCGAAATCGCCATTGCTAATTGGCTTCCTTATGGTGATATAAAACTAGTCAAGGAGTGCTAATTATGAAATATCAATTAATAAATCAACCTAATAAAAATTTTTCTGCAATTCAACAAATACTTTATAATAGAGGAATTGCGGAAGATGAAATTTTACATTATGTAAATCTATCTGATTAGGATATTAATTCACCCTTATTATTAGGATAGAAAAATTTAAAAGATGGATTAAAATTATTACTTAATACAATATCAAAGAATCAAAATGCTTTAATTGTTGTAGACTGTGATTGCGATGGATATACATCAGCCGCCCTTTTAATTAATTATTTATATTCAATATTTCCAACTTGGATTAATAATCATTTAACATGGATAATGCATGATAGTAAGCAGCATGGCTTATCTGATTGTATAAATAAAATATCTAATAATTATTCATTAGTAATTTGTCCAGATTCAAGTAGCAATGATTATGATTATCATTATCAACTATTTAAAAAAGGAATAGGAGTATTAGTATTAGACCACCATTTAGCAGATCATATTAGTGAATATGCAGTAATTATTAATAATCAATTATCTGATTATCCTAATAAAGAATTATCTGGTGTTGGCGTAGTCTGGCAATTTTGTCGATATATAGATAGTATATTAAATGTAAATTATGCTGATAATTTTATTGATTTAGTTGCTCTTGGATTAGATGCAGATATG